AGAACAACGAAGTTGGTGGATGCGAGCCAACTGATTTAAACAACACTGGCGCGTGATCTCGCATTCACCGCACTGACTGGTTATGAAAAAAGAATATGAAACAGTAATACTAACGAATGATGAAGGGCAAAGACTTCGCATCTACAAAATAGAAAATACCGATGATGAGTTTTGCATTGGGTTGGAGGGTGAAGGACAAGACCACTTTTGTTTCAGAGCTAGCGAGGCTGAAATGATCACTGATGCTATTAATACAACCGTGGATCAATACGATTGAATCAAGCGATCTGGTTATACCTCCCAAAATTTTACAAACAATGAAGTGTCTCATGACTGAGGCACGAAGGAATTGTGAGCGCTGATTTGTTATACTTTTTAACGTAACGACTGGAACAATATGGAACTATTCAAAGAAAACGAAGTGGCGAGCAAATCGCCGTATATTCTATGGCGTGAAAAACACGGCATACAGACAAAGCGCCGTGAAGATATTAACGAAGACGAGGGCAAGTGGGAAGCATGGGTTGGTGACTATGAATCGGCGATGTTGGATGCCATGACTTGCGGCACATGTTACCCGTGCGATCATCCCGATATTGTGTGGGATGCAACAGAAGAGACCGCCGTCCTAGAGCTGGCGAAGCGGCAGGAAATCGCCTACGACTTTTAAGTATAACGAATAAGTGAGGGACTTGTTCCCTCGACTGTCTGGTTCTCGGCCAGACGTAACACAAACACGATAAATACTATGATGCGAAAATACTTAGAAGATCAACTAGATGCCATTGATGCGTCAGTTTTTAGTGGTGATGCGTTTCTTGATGCTGAAAACCGCAAAGAGTTCAGACGACTAATGGATCGATGGGAGAAGGAGCTGAAGTTATTCGACAAGATGGATGCTGAAATTCAATTAGAGAACGTAAAAGAGACTCAGCATTGAGTCGCATGACTGTTCTGCCCCACTGGAACTAGACTCAGTAAAACTCAGTTAAACGAGGTAAAACAATCCGTGAATTGTTTAGTCGTTCGGGCTCGGCCACTCTGTATGCATGCCGCAGCTATTTTCATCTATCGCAAAATTTATTCCGGGGACGGAGGCGCGTGCATCGTTTAAGGCGGGGGCGGTTGCGGCCCCTGCGGCCCCATCGGTAGAGACGCTGTGGATTAACTCGCTGTTGGGCGCGGCCTCGAGCGCTGGCATTAATGTTAATGAGCAGGTGGCGATGGGCGTTTCGACGGCGTATGCGGCGGTTAATCTGTTGGCCAACACGGTGGCGACGCTGCCGCTAAATGTTCACCGGCGAGTACCGGGCGAGCGGGCGAGTACCGTGGATTTAGATCATCATTTGCAGTCGATTTTGCACAGTGCGCCGCATGAGGATATGACATCGGTGGATTTTCGGCGCGCGGTGCAGGCGAATCTATCGCTGCATCAAAACGGGTACGCGATCATCGTGCGCAATGGGTTTGGCGATATTACTGGGTTGATCGCTCGGCAGGCGAAGGACGTGCAGCCGAAACGTATCGCTGGTGAGTTAAAATATATTGTGGATGGTAGCACGTTGGATGGCAGCCAGGTGATCCACCTGCGTGGCACGTCGTTTAATGGCATCCTGCCTGCAAGCCTGACTGATACCGCACGCGATAGTATCGGCTTGGCTGCGGCGCTGGATAAAAACGCGGGCTATTTTTTCAAGAATGGCTCTTTCCCCGGTGGCTTCCTTGAAACTCCGAACCAGTTGAGCCCCGAGGCGCTCAAACGTTTGGAGGTGGCTTTCCAGACGGCGACCGGTGGCGAAAATGCCAGCAAAGTGAAAGTTCTGGAAGAGGATTTAAAGTTTCGCGAAGGCAGATCGAAGAATAACGAGAGCCAGTTTGATGAATCTCGCGATCGTCAGGCGAAGGATATTGCGCGTTTCTTTTCGGTGCCTGGGCACAAAGTAGGGATCATCGGCAACCAGCCGCGTGCCAATGTGGAGCAGGAGAATATATCGTTCGTCACTGATACGATTCGCCCGATCTTGGTGACCTGGGAGCAGGCGCTGGATCAAAAGCTGCTGAGCGCCGAGGAGCGGAAAACGCATTTTATCAAATTTAATATCGCGGGGTTGCTCCGTGGTGATCTGAAAACGCGCTTTGAGGCGTATAGCATCGCGCGTAATGGGGGGTGGATGAACGTCAACGAGATCCGCGCTCTGGAAGATTTGAGTAATATCGGCGCGCAGGGCGACGTCTATCTGCAACCGCTTAACATGGCCGATGCTGCCAATAATAAACCCGACACCAAATGATTAAAAAACCATCTCCTTTGCAGACCGAAATCCGCAGCGCCGTGACTACTAGCCGCGTCGAGCTACGTGCTGGCGCTGATGGCACGATGCCGACGCTGGTGGGCTATGCTGCGGTGTTTGATTCGCGCACCGATCTGGGCTGGTTCGAGGAGGAGGTGGTGGTGGGTGCCTTTACGCGATCGTTGACCGATGGCGACGATGTGCGAGCGCTGTATAATCACGACAGCGCGCAGGTGATTGGGCGCCGCGATGCAAAAACCCTGCGCCTAGAGGAGGACGCGACCGGGCTGCGGATCGAGATCGATCTGCCCGATACCACTGCGGCCCGCGATCTGATCGCCAACATCAACGCCGGCAATATCGACGGCATGAGTTTTGGCTTCCGTGCCCGCGAGCAAGAATGGATCGAGCGCGAGGATGAGCCCGAGCTGCGCCGTTTGATCGATGTCGAGCTGATCGAGGTCTCTGCTGTTACTTTTCCCGCGTATCCAGATACGAGCATCGCCAAGCGTAGCCTCGAACTGAGCCGCACCAAATCTCCCGCCGGGCAATCTGCCTCGGAAGAGCGCAACGAAAAACCAACTACGCCGAGTTTGCAGGTGCTACGCTTGCGAGCAGCCCGGCTTCAATAATCAAAAAAAAACCGTAGATATTATGAAAACATTGATCCAAATCCTCGCCGTATTTTTCGGCGCATATATCATGCGCAGCTGTTTAGGGCTGGGCATTGTCGCACCTGGTGGCGGCTCTCAAACTCTTACTCAACGAGTCGAAGCGCGGGGTGTGCTGGTGGCTGAGCTGAATGGCATCCTCGACGCACCGGAAGGGCGCAGCGAGGATCAGCCCAACGGCGAACTATCCGCAGCGCAGCAAGCGCGCCACGATGAAATTAATGCGGAGCTACGCACGCTCGATGCGCAGATCGCTGCGGGTCAAGAGCGCGTCGATCGTGACAATCAGCAAGCGCAGCTTGAAGCACGCGCAAGCCAAACTGATACTGGGCATTTCGTGCCAGGCATCCATCACGGGCGCAGCCGTGGCGAAAGTCGCGATCTCGCACAGTTTAGCCTGGGCCGCGTGATCCGTTTGGCCTCGGAGGGGCGCGGCTACGATGGTATCGAGGCGGAAATGGTCCAGGAAGGCGAGGCCGAAGCGCGCGCTGCGGGCTTTTCGATCCAAGCTGGCAGCATCATGGTCGGCTCGATCGCCCTCAGCTCTGGTGAGCGCCGTGATCAGACCGCGACCGGCACAGCCAATCTGGGCGGTAATTTGGTGCAGTCTTCGGTCGGCTCGCTGTTGGATGCACTGATGGAGAAGTTAGTCATCTCCCGCCTCGGTGCAGATGTGAATGATGGGCTGGTTGGTAATTTCTCGGTCAATCGCATCGTGCGTGGCACGGCTCCGTCCGATAAGGGTGAAAACGCCGCCGCGACTGAGATCGGTGTAACGTTCGAGAATGCGCCGCTCAATCCGCGTCGCACGCCGTCGTTTGTTGATATCAGCAAGCAGCTGTTTATGCAGTCCGGCGAGCGCAACCTGGAGCGCCGCATCACGAATCACGTGCTCAGCGAAACTCGTATCGCGATGGAGAAGAGCTATATCCTCGACATCCTCGCGACATCCGGTATCGGCGATATCGCGCTTGGCACCGATGGTGGGGCCCTCACCTATGAGGACATCGTCAACCTAGCCGGCCAGCTCACCGCGGCAAACGTGGATCCGGATGCGATCAAGTATCTGCTCAACACCTCGGTCGAGACTGCCTTGATGCGCACCGCATTGACGCTGGATAGCGGTGGCGAGCCAGTCGGTGACGGCAAGATCTTGCCAGCCGAAGCGACGCGCCTCGCCGGCCGTGGCTTCGAACTGTCTAACGTGGTGCCGAGCAATTTGGTCAAGGGCGCATCGGGGGCAGTCTGCTCCGCTGCGCTAGTGGGCGACTGGTCTGGATTGTCGACTGCACAGTGGGGTGGCATCGAGTTTCTGGTGGATAACCTCACGCAGGCCACCGAGGGCATGAATCGCATCCACTGCGCCGTCTATCACGACAGCGTCGTAAATGATTCCGGCAAGTTCGCCGCCACACAAGACGTGCTCACTGCGTAATCAACTCTTATAGAGGGGTATAAGCAAAATAACAGGGGGCCCGGTGGTGCGTAGCACTACCACTGCCGGGCTTTTTCCTTAATCGTAAAATCAAATTATTAAAAAAGTTATGTCAGATGATAAACAAATAGTAACGATCACCACCGGCTGCCGTGCAGCGGGTAAGTCATTAACGCGCGGCAAAGTGTATACTCTGCCCGCGGCAGATGCAAAACTCGTCGTGTCTGCGGGCCGTGGCGTCTATGGCAAGCCGATCAAAGCCAAAACCAAGAAAGCCGAAGAGAAAGCCGAAGAGAAAGCCGAAGAGAAAGCCGCACCGAAGGGCGACGGCGACAAGTAAGCGCGGCGTACTTTTTCAACGATCACAAGCTTGTTATTGTTAGTCACAAAAAAGTCCA